TGTAGAAACTGTAAATCAGATGTTAGAACAAAAGAATGGAAACTATTATGGAACATATGAACCAAATTCATCACGAGCACCGGCAAATAGTTGGAATTCTGATGTAGTCAGAAAAAACCATGTAGGAGATTTTTTCTATGATACAACCACCGGATATGCATATAGATATATTATGAAAAAACAGGGACTTGAGTTAAAGTTTAATGCAAGTTCTAGGACAGAAAGTGAGTATTATGATTGGGTAGAAATCTTCTATGAATTTGACGGTAAGATTTATGTATTCCCAAGGTATGGTGGAACAAGTATAGCAGGTCAAATAGTTTTCATTCCATCTGATAAGTTTTGGCTCTACTGGAGGTGTGACGGCTCGGGGCATGACTATTATGGATTTAAGATTGACTACATTAAAAAAGTGGATTCTTACAAGGAACTTATAGGGGATGTTTCTAGCTTACCAACTGATGCAGGAGAGATAATCAACCTTTCTGGTAGTAATTATCCTGAATCAGAACACTCACCATACAAAGATGGTACGAGAATGCTATGGAAATATTCGTCATCTGAGAGTATCAGTTCTTCTATCTCATTTGAATGGGTGAGAGTAAGGGATAAGGACATACAGGCAGCTAAAGAAAAGGCAGAAACTGCGATTTCAAAAATATCTGTGGTAGAAGGCTCTATTTCCTCAATGGTTAAAAAAGGTGAGTTTGGAACATTTATGAGACAAAATTATAACAGTTTCTTACTTGGGTTTAATAGTGCAAGCAGTTATGTTCAGATAACGGCAGGAGAAATTGGTCTATATAACGGTACGATTGACTCTAGTCATAAGAGAGCTTCCTTTGACGAAAACGGCAACCATTTTTATCGTGATGGGAAGTATATAGGTAAAATTGGTACAAATGTATGGAGTGCAAACAGTTCACATAAAGGTCTAGTTTTTGATCTTGACAGTGAAGGTAAATACATGGCTTTTTCCCAACAAGAATACGCAAATTCAGGAAGTTACACTACTATGCTGTGTTTCTCACGTTCAGGAAGTATCTATAGTGATTATGGCATTCATCTAGGCTGTAATTTTTATGCTCATGGGTTTAAAATCGTTGATCCACAGTGGAGAGATGGCTTTGGGGTTAATGCAACAATTAATTTTGTACAGATACTTAGGATGAACTCAAATGGGACGGTAGCAAGCTGGGGACCAAATGGACGCATGGTATTTAAAGACGGGATTCTAATGGATTTGAATTATTATGAATAGGAGATAAAGATGTCAGAACTGATTATTAATACAAATGAAGTAGTGATAAATGAAGGAACATTAAAAAAAGATGTAGTAAAAAAGCAGGAAGTAAAAGAAGATAAAAATATACTTCTTCTTGAAGAAATCAACAGGAAGCTGGATTTAATACTAAAAGACAGGGAGGAAGGACATGGAGAAACCAATTATTAATTACGCTCTTGCCTATCAAAAATTTAGAGGAGAGTTAAACTCACATATAGCAGCTATGCAGCAAAGAATACCTATTCCAACCTATATGGTAGAAGGAATACTTGCTGGGATACTCGCTGATGTAAGGTCAGCTGTGATAAGTGAAAATTCACTGGAATGTAATGCTTTTAGAGAAAATCTAGATAAATACTATGAAGATAGAGAAAAAGAACTTAATGATGAAATCCTAAAACTAAAAGCAAAAAATGAAGAAAAAGCATAGGAGGATGACCAATGCACCGAGGAACAACACCAATCAATATCTTTCGGACAGATGTGGATTTGACAAATGCATCTGTCCTTTTTATTACCTACAAACAAAATGGCAAGGTAATATTAGAAAAGAGTATTGATGAAGTGAAAATACAAAATAATATTGTATCTGTTTATCTATCTCAGAAAGACACGCTGCTTTTTATGGAGGGAATTGTGACAATCCAAATAAGAGCAAAGTTTTCTGATGGAAGTGCAATAGCATCATCTTTAATACGAACTAGCACATATGAAATTTTAAAGGATGGTGAGATTTAATGGCAGAAATTAATGCAAGCTTTAAAAGAGATGCACCGATGGATACATCATTTGAAACGATTATCAGGGTCACAGACTCTTGTGCATCTGACTACAATAGCTTAGTCAATCAGCCAAAGATAAATGAAGTAAAGCTGATTGGAAATAGAAGTCTTGAAGAACTCGGACTTAATTCAATTACAAATATTGAACTTGAAGAATTACTTAAATAACAGGAGGAAGAAAAATGGCAACAAAATATTTAGACAACAACGGACTTTTATATGTATGGAAGAAAATAAAGGATACTTTTGTAAAAAAGACAGAACTTGATGAAGTAAAGACGGCTATTCCAAAGAATGTAACAGACCTTTTAGATGCTGAAAACTATGCACTTAAATCAAGTGTTCCAAGTAAGGTAGAAAGCTTAGAAGATGCAGGTGATTATGCTAAGAAATCAGAAATTCCCCATAGAATTGATGGTATGGAAGGTATTGAGGCTTATGCTAAAGTAGCGTCTATTCCTAAGAAAGTAGTAGAACTTGAGGACTATGCAGACTTTGTAAAAAAAGCAGAGCTTACTGAAGAAGTCAAAGGTCTTATTGGTATTGTAAAATCTATTGAGTTTTCTGTGGTAGAAGAGCTTCCAGCTAGTGGTGAAAAGGCAACTATTTATCTTGTTTCAAATGCTAAAGGTGATAATGATGCCTATGATGAATTTATCTGGCTGAATGATAAGTTTGAAAAGATTGGTACAACATCAGTAGATCTTAGCGGTTACCTTAAAGCGGTGGATATTAGTAGTATTACAAATGAAGAGATTGATGCTCTTTTTGTGTAGGTGTTCTGTATGGCTAAAAAGTTTTTAAGTAAAGAAGGGCTGGATAGATTTTATGAAAAGATAAAGTCTAAATTTGCACTACTTGATAGTCCGGTATTCAAAGGAAGACCTACTGTAGAAACTCCGGAGTTTGAAAGAACAACGGAAAGTAAGGTTGTTGTGAATAAAGAGTACATATCAAAGATGTATGACCTTATCGTACAGTATATTGAATCGGAAAAGCCGGCATTTCATATACAGTTAAATATAAAGCCGAACGAATGGGAGAAAACAGAAGGTGTATTTAAGTTTAAAAGATTAAAAGAAAAAATGCAAAATGTCGAGCTTGATAAGGTATCTATATTTGTTCGTATAGATACTTTAAGGCTTGAGCCAAATAAATTAGCAGGCGTTCTAAAATATCCATTAGGTATAACAAATGAGCTAGTGATTTATACAACATCAGCACCGACTTATGAATTACCGATTATAGTTGATTTATTTGCATCTATGGATATGACAATGTGGTTAGGAGGAAATTAATATGAAAGAATTTTGGAGTATGATTCAGCTTACATTTGCTGGAGTTGGAGGATGGCTAGGATATTTTTTGGGAGGGTGTGATGGACTAATAATCGCACTTCTTTTATTTGTAGTCATTGATTACATCACAGGAGTGATGTGTGCGATAACAGATAAGAAGTTATCTAGTTCTGTCGGGTTTAAGGGCATCTGTAGAAAGGTGCTTATTTTTATGCTCGTAGGAATAGCAAACATTATTGATGTTCAGATTATCAAGTCGGGAAGTGTGCTAAGAACAGCAGTTGTTTTCTTTTATCTGTCTAATGAGGGACTTTCCCTTATTGAAAACGCTGCACATCTCGGACTTCCGGTACCGGACAAATTAAAAGTAGTTTTAGAACAGTTACACGATAAGGAAAGAGAGGGAAAATAGCATGAGTAACAGTAGTTTGGTAAATATGACAATGCTTAGTCCAAATCATAGTGGTCATAGAAATCAATCGATTACAAAAATCGCAATTCACCACACAGCAGGGGCTGTCAGTGCAGCTACAATCGGTCAGATTTTTAGACCGACATCAAGACAGGCATCTTGTAATTATGGTATAGGAAATGATAATAAGATTGTCTTATGTGTTGATGAGGCTAATCGTTCTTGGTGTACATCAAGTTCATGGTGCGATAATAGAGCAGTTACAATTGAGGTGGCAAATTCAGCAAATGGCGGAAATTGGCCAGTAAGTGATAGGACTCTTGCCACACTGATTGATTTAGTTACAGATATTTGTAGAAGAAATGGTATTAGAAACTGCACCTATACAGGTGGAAAAGATGGGGTGCTTCAAAAGCATGAGTGGTATGCCAATACAAATTGTCCGGGGCCATATCTAGGCGGTAAGTTTTCGTATATTGCAAGTGAGGTAAATAAAAGGCTTTCAGGAAATAGTTCATCTTCTGGTGGAACGAGCACTTCTTCTTTATACAGGGTAAGAAAATCTTGGTCTGATTCAAAGAGTCAAAAAGGAGCCTTTAGAGATTTCGACAATGCAAAGAAGTGTGCCAATGCCAATGTGGGATATAAGGTATTTGATGCAAGTGGAAATGAAGTCTATCCAGATAAAAGCACTTCATCAAAAAGTATTGATACCATAGCCAGAGAAGTGATTTCTGGTAACTGGGGAAATGGAAGTGACAGAGTAAACCGACTTAGAGCAGCAGGATATGATTATGATGCTGTGCAAAGTAGAGTAAATGAAATTTTATCCGGAACTAACAGTAAACCAAGTGGAAAGTCCATTGATGAAGTGGCAAGAGAGGTCATCAGAGGCGACTGGGGTAATGGACAGGACAGAAAGAACAGACTTGAAAGAGCCGGATATGACTATAACGCTGTACAAAGAAGAGTGAACGAACTTTTATAACTGAATATTTAACTTTAAGCCTACTGGGGAGAAATCCTTGGTAGGCTTTATTTTTTTGCTCTTTAAGGGGTTCGAATCCATCAAATTTCTCGCTTATAGATAGCAAGGAAAATTCCTTGCTGGGAAGGAGCGTAGGAATGAATGAACAGCAAAAATATGAAATATGTAAATTGCGTAATGAAGGACTTGGTTACACCAAAATTGCTAAAGAAGTTGGAATTTCAGTAAACACAGTAAAATCATTCTTTCATAGAAATAGAAATAAAGAACCTATGATTAAGAATAAAGACGTAGTAGGCTACTGTGAAAATTGTGGTAAAGCGGTTATTCAAGTAAAGGGCAGAAAAAAGAAACGGTTTTGCTCAGATAAATGCAGAAATGAATGGTGGAATAACCATAAGGATATGGTAAATCATCGGGCTATATATGATTTTACCTGTAAGTATTGCGGGAAGAAGTTTTCTGCCTATGGTAATTCTAATAGAAAGTTTTGTAGTCATAGCTGTTATATCAAAGATAGATTTGGTGGTGATGCTTATGAATAAAGCATTAGATATTAGAGAAATCACCTATCAAATAACTATGAATTATGTTAAGAAAATGTTCATACAAAACCTCATTTCAAAAGAAGAATACATGGACTTTGAAAGTAAAATGAAAGAAAAATATACGCCAATAGCAGGCTCTATTTATAGCGATATTGACTTGATATAGTGCGGAAATTACGGGAATATGTTACTTGGAAAGGAGATGATTTTATGCCTAGAATTACTAGAATTGATGGCAAAAAAACAATAGAAAAATCAAAGAAAAAAGTTGCTGCATATGCCCGTGTGTCTATGGAAACGGATATGCTTCATCACTCACTATCTGTACAAATAAACTATTACAGTACTTTAATTCAAAATAATCCTGATTGGGAATATGTCGGAGTTTATGCTGACGAAGGAATTACTGGAAGAAATACCAAACACAGAGATGAATTTAATAGGCTCATAGAAGACTCTAAAAATGGAAAGATTGATATGATACTTGTGAAAAGTATCAGTAGATTTGCAAGAAATACAGTGGACCTTTTAAATACGGTAAGAGAATTAAAAGCAGTTGGTATTAATGTATATTTTGAACGAGAAAACATTAATTCTATTTCAAACGAAGGGGAACTTCTATTAACCTTGCTGGCATCATTTGCACAGGAAGAAAGTAGAAGTACTTCAGAAAATGTAAAGTGGGGAATTAGGAAAAACTTTGAAAAGGGAATAGCAAACTCCACTAAAGCACCTTATGGATATAGGTGGGACGGAGAAAAATTTAGGATTATTAAGGATCAAGCTGAGATAGTAAAAGAGATTTTTAGAAGATATCTTGATGGCGAATCAGCATATTCTATAGCAAAGAACTTAGCTGAACATGGGGTAAGAGGACAGACCGGAAATCCTATAGAACAAACCTCGGTTAAGCTAATTTTAGCCAATCCATCATACACAGGTACAAGATTACTACAAAAATATTATATATCGGAAAATCAAACGAGGAAAAGAAACAAAGGTGAGCTTCCGATGTATCTGGTGGATGATATGTATGAACCCATTATTTCAGAAGAAGTTCATGAAAAGGCACTTGAAATTATGAAAAAACGTGCTGAAAGTATGCCTAATAAAAATCCTAAATTAACTCCAATTTCAGGACTTGTTAAATGTGGAGTTTGTGGAGGTGGCATAAGCAGGCGAAAGTCATCAGGAAGATGGATTTGTAATACGAGAGAGCGTAAGGGAAAAACATCATGCACAAGTAGACCGATACTAGAAAAAGAACTAAAAAAAGCTGCGATGAAGATTATGGGTGAAGAAAATTTTAGCAGACATGAATTCAGAAATAAAGTAGAAAAAGTTATAGTCTATGGAGATAGAATAGATTTTATTTTATGTGATGGAGGAGTTTCTTCTATTAAAAGAGAGTA